AGGATTAGTTACTGTTTGTAGTAACATTGTTAACCTTTGCGATCTTACTTCTTTCTGCATTACAGACGATGTACCTTTAGGTTTGATCTCCAAATCACCCATTATGTCTTCTTCATCCTCTGAGAACTGCATATTCCACATGAACATACTTTCTCCTAGAGGTCTTAGAAGGTGGTCATCTATGTTTTTGATTACGGTCTTAATACCTAAAGAGGCAGAACCCATCAACATAGATAATCCTGATGCAGTACGACCAGTACCAGTCACACCTGTTTGTCCGTGACTTATACTTGGTATACCAGTTTCTTCATCAGCAAGTTGTCTTGCCTTATCATACATTTGTAAATTTTCTACAGCAGTGCTTGGAAACTTAATTCCTGTAATACCTGTACCAGGTGCACCTGACTGTCTTCTAAATATCTTTCCAGGGTATATATCCATAGACTGTCCTGGAACCATCATGTTTTCGTCTACTTCAAAAATAAGATTACCTGCTAGTGCTAAATTATCAATAGCCATACGTACATGTCCATTCATAAGAAGCTGTGCATCTTCCATATTCTCAGCTACACCTATACCAAAGAATCTATATGGGTTCTTTTCGTAAGGTACAACTTGATATGGTAATCTTTCTGGTACAAATGGGTTAAGAACTACTCTTAGTATCTCATTACCACAAATCCAAGCATTAATGTGTACTTGATCTAGGTCAGATGTAGATTCTGGTATGTCTAATTGTATTTCTTTAGCCATTTTAGCATCTAAAACGCCCCAATATTCCAATACTTCGTAACGACCTTCACTGTATGTAGGGTCATTATCTGCATATAAATCATGCTCAAAATACCTTTCTTCGTATTGTGTACCCATATATAGTGATGCTTCTATAGCATCTTTATCAAAAAATGGTCTTTTAGCAAGGTCACGTAGCTGTGATCTGTTCATTCTATGACGTTCTACTACATATTCTGCATCATCTAGGCTTACAGCAGAAGGGTCAGGATATAAATCCCAACAAGAAACGGCATTTAATCTAGGTACTAGCTTGTCTTGTGGGTCATAAAATCTAGTACCATCGTCATCTTTAGACCATTTGTGTATTATTTTGTTGTGATTAAAGGGTCCTTTAACAATACCTGTACCTAACAGGCACTGTTCAAAAATACCTTTTCTGAGTTCGGAAACTGCTGAAGCATCTAGTAGTTGGTCATGGATTAGTTTCTCCATTTTACGAGCTGCTTCCTTAGCAGGAGATAGCTGTGGTTCTCCCATATTGGATGGTCCTGCAGCAAGATTAGCTTCAGCCATATCTTTTTCATATGGACCTAATTCTAATTCTTGTTGTTCTGGTTCTGTAGCTTCTAAAGCTCCTGCAGGTAAGTCTCTACCATCCCCTTCATACCCATAAGGGTCTAGTCCTTGTTGCTGATCTAAAGGTGTTTCTAGGTGAACAAACTCTTCTATACCTTCAGGCACAGGAGTAGGGTCTACAGCAATAGGAACTTTACCATTAGAAAAAAGTATATCTACTAGCTGCCCAAAAGCAGCAAGCACTTTTACTTTTGTTATTTTAACAGTAACTTTAGAACGTTCTGATTGCCTATAGTCTTCACTATCTTCTGAAGTGCCTCTATAGTTTTTGTAAGCACGTAACCAACGTTGTTCATCAGCTAAACGACCATCTTCTGCTTGTTTATACTTTGATCTTATGTAGCCTGCTAAACCGACCATTTCCTCATCGGTAATGTCTTTCTGTTCGCCAGTGCCTATTAGTTCACCTATCTCAGCCATTTTAGTAGTCTTTTTTGTCAGCTAAAGCGTTAAAGCCAGAATCTACTTGATTCTTGCCTGAAAGGCTTTTTTCGTTAACGGATGATTCTTCTGCATGGGAATACTTTGTGTTAACCCAACTTTCCATTTTTTCTCTGGATAGTTTTGTTTCGTCTTCCATGCCAAGATCACCTTGTTTATATTTTCCATATAACGGCATTTTTCTCTCCTATTGTTGTTGTGATGTAAAACCTAAGTCTTCCATCTGGTTATCAGTGCCAGTAGCACCAAATTCGTTTATTTCATCTAATTCTTTTTGTGCTTCTTCAGCACTTTTTAATACAGTCATAGTTCCTCTAGGATTTAGTTGTTTAGCTTTTTCTACGTCACTACCATATCCCCTAAGCCTATTTTCAATATCTGCTTTTTCTTCTAGACCAGGTACATACCCTTCTATTACTTCTTGTGATCTAGCCCCTGCAACATCCTTAGACCTTTGATCTTGTCTTTCAGATTTATCTAGTTCGGTTATTAGATTTTTTTTAAAATCAGAAGGTAAATCAATAGTGCCTCCAGACATGGGGTCTATTGTAGGTGTTGCTGCTAGACTAGTGATTCTTCTACCTGCTTCACCTAGCTCTCCTCTAAGCCTAGATAAAAAACCAGAATCTACAGAAGTATCATAACCTTCATCTTTTAAATCCATTTGAGTTAATTCTGCCTTTGCTTCAGCACTTAAATTTTTTATTTGGTCTTCAGCATCGGACACGTTAGGATAGAACACTTCACCTGTGCTTAAAGCTACACCCTCATCTAGCTCTTGCCCCATAAGACCTCTTCTTTGACCTGAAGTATCTACAAGGTATGCTTCTAAAGCTGCTTCTGCTCCTAATCTGGTAGCTCCGAAAAGAACTTTGGCAGAGGCAGTTTGAGGAAATAAAGATACGGCTGTACCAAAACCTGCAATAATACTAGGTAATTTTAACTTATTCCAATCTATCTTTTTAGTTACCTTTTCAGTAGTTTCAGTTATTTTTGTTTCTAAACCTTTTGGTCTGCTATAACTTACAGGTTGTCCATCTTTGTCAACTATATTTACAAAAGGTTTTTTTAAATAGACACGTTCACCTTTATTATCTTCTTTAACAAAAGTCTCTACAGTAGGTGCAGGAAAAGCTGTCATAAATTCTTCAGAATTATTAGATACTCTTAAACCTAAATGAAAATAAGATTGATTTAAAGAAGGTAGACCATTTTTCTTTAAATTAATTCTATCTTTAAGTGGTTCGTTAAATCTATGACTCTCAGCTTGTTCTGCATCTTTTAAAAATACTACGTCATCTAATATATCATTTTCATACATAAATTGCATATATGGTTCTAAATACATAGTATTTATTAGATCATCTGCTTTTTTAGGGTCTAAAAGAGTAAATACTTTTTTAGTTTCTTCACTCATTTCAGGTGAATATTTTTTAATAATACTAACTAAATCATAACTAGATATAGAGGTAAATTCCTTTTCGTGTAAAACATTAGGTATGTTATTACTAATAGTATTAGTAAAATCTTGAATGTGACCTTGTTTAAAATCAAAGGCTGCCTCTACTTTAGGATTGTTTTTATTAAATTTTTCTAAAGATAATTTTAAATTATTTTCTAAATGATAGTACCTAGCTTTAGCATCACCTACTATATCTTCAGGAAAAACTCCATACTCTAATTGATCTACCATAACCTTAGCAAAACCATCTACTCTTTTTCTTTGTTCTATTAAATCTAACATTTCTTCTAAAGCTTCAGGCACTAAACCAATTACAGGTTTTCCTTGTTTTATTGTAGTATTACTATAAAATTCTTTTAAATAAGGTATATCATTCCAAGTAATTCCTGCTTTTCTTGCATTTGCATCTACATTTAAATTATATAAATCTTCTGGATCATAACTAAAGTCAGTAGCATTAAATTTTAAAGCTTGATTTTTTTTATTAATAGAATCTCCATACATATCTATATCAAAACCGTCTATAACTTGTTCTACGACATCATCTGACATCTCTTCTACTGGGATATTTACTTTTACTCTAGACTGTGATTCAGCATCTTTTAAATTAGAATACACATCCCACATATCATTTTGTAAATTAGAGTTAGCATAACCATATGCAGGTCCTGTTAATCTACTAGTTCTTTTTGCTCTGTCTACAGTTACTTTACCTTTTTCAAAAACATCACTATCAATTTCTGCGTCTATCTGTATTTTTCCAGGATTTTGTATATCTTGATCTAAATAAAATTGAGCAGCCTGCTCTTCATTTAAAAATTTAGGTAAAACATTTTTATTAATTACAGTTCCAGAACCTATACCTTTTTTATTATAAAGGTTTCTAACTTCCATATATGCTGATTCTACAGCTTTTCTTTGTTTTCTTATTTTTTTAATTTCGCTTTTATCTACATTTTTATTCTTTGCTAATTCATTAGTAAATTTTTGTTCTACGTTATTATTTCTAAGTGCTTCCATTACAAAAGACATTTTATTATTAAAATTAGCATTACCTTCAATAGTAGATATAGCCCTTTCACTTAAAGAATAAGGAGTAGTCTGTGGTATTTTCTTTGACATTAAGTAAAAGAAAGACATTTCATCAGCCTCATGACCCATTACATCACTAATAAATTCAGGATCAAAGTTTTTTTGAGATAATAATGTAGCAAAAGCCCTTCTAAAAGTATGGCTTTTTGCATTTTTTGCTTGTTTTTCTGTAAATCCTGAGGCTATTAAATCAGGGTCTAACTCACTTTGACTAAAATGTTTAGGATTTATTGGTAAATATTTAGTAGCTACATCATCAATATATGAATTTATACTATCTGTAGTAGTGCCTATTTTAGAGCCTGTTTTAGAAGGAAATAATAAATCATTAGTGCCTACCCTATTACCTAGATGTTCTTGAAGTAATTTAGCTAAATGGTTAGGTAAAGCTACCACTCTTTTTTTATTGCCTTTAGTTTTTTCTAATCTTATAAATCCTTTATCAAAATCTATATCTTTAGCTCTTATATTACCTACATCCCCTGCCCTAGCTCCTGTAGCATACATGGTTTCTAATATAAGAGAAAACTTTTTCTTTCTATTTGCAGAAATACTAGTAAAACTTTCGTCATACCCTGCATCAATTAATAATTCTAATTGTGTTAATTTTTCTATATAATTTGGACTACTTAATAAGTCATCTAAATTAGCACTAACTTTTGGAGCAAGATCAAATTCTCTTACAGCAGCCTTATGTATTTCATGCTGTTCAGAACTCCATTTTTTCTTCTGGGCATCTGTGGCATCTAAATATTTTAGTGCTTCATATCCTTGAGTTTTTTTTGCCATCTAGTATCCAAATATAGGGTCTTGCACCTCATACCTATCAAACTCTTTAGGTTTTCTAAACCTAGGATGATAGTATGGGCTATTAACTAATCTTGTCATGCACATATATCTTAAAGCATCGTAAGCATGATCTTCTGCTTTTGTATCTACATCCTCTGGGTTTGTTTTACTTAGAGGTAGTGTAGGTAAAGTTCTTATTAACTGGCTACAGTGATTAAATATTCTAAGTCTAGGTTCTCCCATGTCGTTCTTACCTAAACGTTTATGCATCTCTATCTTACCTGCCAGTCTGTCTCTATTAGAAGCCATCCATCTTAAGTTAAATCTATTCATGGATTCTGCTATACTTAAACCATGCCCTGTTCTACTAAAACATGATTCGTCTAATACTGCTGTTTGCATAGTAGGATCATCATACTCTAGTTCCATAATCCTTTCTGCTAACCCTTCTCCTGTGTAGCCTTTTCCGTAAAGCTCTCTATATATCCATAGGTTACCATCATAATCGACAGCACCCCATAAAACACAAGAAGGACTAGAGTAACCATAGTCTGCAGCCCTAATACGAGCCCAAGACCTAGGAATCTCAAAGGGATCAACAACATGTACTGAACGATCAAACTCAGCAAACGCTGCACCATCTGTGACATCCCAGTCTCCTTCTAATAATCTTCTTCTCTCTACTTCTGGTAGAGAATACAACATAGCCTCATATTCCCCTGAAGCTATAAGATAGGGGTTATCCGTTAGTCTTGCAGGGATGAATCTTCTTTGGAAGAGGGGCTTTCCTGCTTTTTCTTGGGCTGAGGCTCCGTATCTGAGGATAGTACCTGATTCAACATCTTTAGCCCAAAAAGGCGTATTTGGCTCGGCAGCATCAATATACATCTTTTTAACCCACCAACCGCCCATTCCACCTGGGTTAGCTGTGCAACGCATGTACGGTATAATGCTTTGATCCGTTGTACGGAGTCTTGAACGAAGGTACTCCCATACGTAAGGAGTTGGGTAATGCGTGATTTCATCGATTGCAATCCAGTTAAAACTTTGTCCTTGATATCTTGTAACATCTGTGTCTCTATCTAAATATGAAAATAAAATCGTAGCCCCTGATGGGAATACCCAAGTCGATTTACTTTCTCTAAATACAGCTTCTGGGAAAGCCTTCTTATATAATTGCCTACTTTTGTCTATAAGCTCTGTTAGTTCGCCCAATGTCCTTCTAAGAAGCAATCCTCTATGATTAGGATTGTGGGCATATCTTAATGCATCTGCAAGTAGGGCATATGATTTACCTCCACCTGCTGCACCACCATAAAGAACATCACGTTCAGGTGCTGCTAGGAACTCCATCTGAGGACCTGGATTCGGTTTGAACGCAACTTCCTGTTCCGCAACAAACTCTTGAAACGCAGTCGGTGCATCCGCAAGCACATCTTCCGTTATCGCAGCCTTTCCCTCTATCGCCTTGTCGAGGTGTTTGAACTTCTGTATCTTTTCTTTCTTTAATTGTTTCTGCCTCGATAGTTGGTTCTTATGCTTTTTAATCTTCTTGTCTCTATACCGCAACTGGGCTAGAGCAGCTCTACGAGCCTTTTCCTTAGCTGATAATCTATATCGACCTTTCTCTCCTTCTTTGAGTTTAGGTCTTCCTTTCTTAGGTGTTTCCAAGTACTTCAGCCTCTACATCTGATAGTTCTAACTCTTCTGCTTTTTTTGCAGGTAACAAAACAACAGCATGTACATGTTTGTTTTCTGTTACTACTTCTTGTCGTTTAGATATACCACATCTATCAAGTATGTCAGTCGCTGCTTCAAACCTAAGTTTCTGTCTAGCTATTGGTTCTTCTGTGTTTCCTGATAAAGCATCCTTTATCTGTCCTACTGCATTGGCTGTTGTCGTTGCTAACAATCCTTTTGCTCTGTCTATAATGTGAGGTCGCATAGCTTTCGATACTGAAGACCTTGAGGACTCCGAATAGCCTGCTTGCAATAGACTTTGGGTTATGTTCCCAAAGGTTTTTTCTCCTTCCGCAAAGTATGCGTCAAGAAAATTCTGTTGTTTCTCTGTTAATTCTTGTGATTTTTTACGTTGTGGTGTTAACATT